TTTTAACCAAAATGAGGAAAGTAACTGATAACCAGTAAACTTTCCTCATTCTTCTATCACACACTTTTTATATGCACTTTCTGGAAGATAAAGTTCGGGATATCCGACGTAATGTCGAGAATCTCAAGAAAGAGGATATGCTGCAGGGTATTTTTGGACTTGATGACCTAAAGGATAATCTGAGAAATAACGAGCCTGCTATCGTAACATCTTCCATCGATGCGTTCGTGGAGTCTTATGGAGATAATCCGATTGTGTACGTAGCAGGCGTTCCGTCGGCTACCGATATTCAGAACCTCCGCCGAATCTGCTGCTATCTAGCCACAACTGAAGAGGGCTGCAGTATAGATACGACAACGGGCGATGATAGTAGTTACCTCTCCGCTCTGGCCGAGATGTTCAAGGCAGGAATCTCGCAGATAAGAGTCATGCACGAGGATAAAGTAGAATCCTTTATAGACTTCTATATACGCATACATGGCGATCTACTGTCCGGCTTCCTTGGCGACAAGGTTCCGATCATTACAAGGTGTATCGAGTTGACTAGCTATGCGGAGGAAACCGTGATAACTGTCAACAAGAACCATTACTGCAGTAAATTAGGGCTATCCAAGGGCCAGTTCGACGAGATCCGTAAGCCGTTCGTCAACAAGCGCAAAAATGTAATGAAGGCGAATGCCCTGAAGGATGATCTCTATGATGATGACTTTGACGGTGATGAAGTTCCCAGTTATGTCAAGGAGGGAGAGTACGCACAGATGTTTCGTGAGTGCAAGTATTATCCTCGCCTTAATAAGCAGGGCATACCAGTCTGCTATATGTTCCAGAATAAGAACGGACGTGGATTCTCTCAGGTTGCAGACTTCTATATGGTTCCTCTTCTCCATATCTTCAACGAAGATTTCGAGCAGAACAAGCGAGTGCTGAAGGTGAATCGTCGTTACTTCGACAAGCCGTTATATATCGAGGTGCTGTCAAGTTCTCTAAAGAAGATGAGTACCATCGAGGACGTTCTTATCAACTATGAAGGCGTGAACTTTACAGACGGAGAAGAATGGCAGTGGAGGCGTATAAAAGAATATATGAGCCGCCATTTCGTTCAGTGCCGGGAGATCCAGGTATATGGCAACCAGCAGTCGGAGGGAATGAGCCGGAAGACAGATGAGCAGTTTTTCGCCTTTGCCAATGGTATCGCCCACGAGGACAAGGACGGAAAATATGTGTTTGAGAAGGTTAACGAGCTGGGTGTTGTCACCCATAATCACATGAACTATTATCTTCCTGCGTTTTCAACTATTTACGCTGGATCCGGGCACCAGTCAGACAAGTACGAACTGATATCTCAGCTGACATACGATGATATTCCTGCCGACATGCAGGTCAGTTTTGAAAAATGGGCATCCTTAATGGATAAGGTCTATAAGATTAATGACAACGGCAAATGGGCTATCGTTTTTGCGTTGATGTGCGCATTCCGAAGTAACATACATTGTCTGGACCGACTCTTCACGGCGCCCTTCTTCATGGGTCCAATGTCTTCAGGTAAGACTCAGATTGCGATATCTATCCGATCTCTGTTCATAAGTCCTACTATTCCGATATTCAACCTCAATACAGGTACTGATGCGGCCATGAGCACCATCATGGGTACATTTCGAGATGTCCCGGTCGTGCTCGATGAGTACAATAATAAAGATATCTCAGATACCAAGTTCCAGGCTCTGAAGGGTATAGTATACGACGGAGACGGCAAGCAGAAGCGTCGTGGGACATCTGGAAGAGATATTGAGAATGATAAGGTATTTGCGCCTGTGATCATTTGTGGCCAGGAGACCCCTCAGCGAGATGACAACGCCCTGATGAGTCGTGTTATTATCTGCGAGGTTCCTAAGCCGAAAAACAGAACACCAGAGGAGACTAAGCTGTTCGAAGAGCTCAAGAATATAGAGAAGAATATAGGATTATCCAACGTATTACTAGAAGTACTGTCGCTCAGACCGGCAGTCATGGATCATTTCCGTGCGCTCAAGCAGGAGGCATACAGCGAGCTCAAGAGTGATGTAATCAATTCCGGAGAGATGGACCGACTCATGAAGACGGCTTCCCTCTTCCTCGGAATGGTGAAACTTGTAGAGCAATACTCTAAGCTTAAACTACCGTTCACGTATGATGAGTTTTTTGCACTTGTGCAGGAGAAAATCAAGTTCCAGCTTTCTCTGATCCGAAGCACGGACAAACTTGCCATGTTCTTCAATGCCGTCAATAATATGATCGATACAAAACAGGTGCTCGTTGGTCGAGAGATGCTCATCGAGCAGCCTAAGAGTGTTACCGGTAAAGATTCGCACGGGGACAAGAAAACGTTCGCTTTCGATCCAGGAACACATGTTCTGTTCCTTCGTCTCAGCAGCGTGTATTCTATATATGACAGAAGTGGGTATAACAGCGAGAATACGACATTATCTACCCTTGAGCAGAATCTTCGCTCACATCCATCATATATTGGAACCGTACCATCTAGACGTTTCACCTGGGAGGAGACCGTCGAGGTAGCCAAGCCGGACGACCAGGAAACAATGGTAAGAGTGCGTAAGGAGCGCTCTACATCTACAAGTGCAATTATCATCGACTATGACAAGTTCATGGAGATGTATAATATCGACTTCAGACGAGGAGAAATCCTCGCCGAGAGCGTCGCTCAGAGTACTCCAGGAGTAAATGGGGAGGCTAATGCTGATATCAATACCCAGCAATACAAGCCTGGCAGCATACCATTTGACGAGACTGACGCAGGTAAGAATGGGGATAAACCGTTCTGATAGGAGCCAGAAAACTACCTTATATAAGGTATAGACTACCCCAATTTAACGATACAAAGATACAAAAAATATTCGAGAAAACCAAAGATTTTCCACATAAATTTGAGTTGAATTTTGCATATTTTTACCCACGTAAACCCGGGAGGGCGAGCGTGGGTATTTCTTTACATTTATGTGTGTTCCAGATGCGAAAAATCCCCCGTACCCCCTAAAATTTCAAAAATAACCGAGAAAACGAAGTTTTGAAAATGATTTTCAGAAAAATGCCTTCCTACAATCCTACAATCCTACAAATGCATTTCTTTTCAAACTATTATTATTGTCTATTTATCTTATTATCAGTATGTTATGTGTATTTTTGTAGTTTTGTGGTTTTGTAGGAAATGTTGTAGGATTGTAGGACGTTGTAGGAAATAGGAAATTTTTACATTTTGGCGCTTTCGGAGATTTCATCCTACAAAATACCCCATTTTGTAGGATTGTAGGACGTGTAGGAAGCGAAAAAATGAGTGTGTAGGACTAAAATATGTTTGATTAGATTTGTGTAACTCGCTGAAATTTAGTATCTTTGCATTCGTAAGCCTGCAATTTGTAGGATTGTAGGACGGTAGGAAGCAAAAATAAGCAAAAACGATATGGAAAGAAAAAAACGTCTCTCGAAACGAACAGCGTCTGTTAGAATTGAGCCATATCTGGCAGAGTACATTCAGAAAAAGCTAGAAATTGAGCCAGAAACGGGCGGAGTAAAAATACCATACACCACAGATCTGTATCATGTGGTGTGGAATTGTATGGCCAAGCCAGACTCTCACCATGACGTCATGCAAGACTGTAATCTCAAGATATATCTACCTTCACGGCGCTCAAAGATGGATGGGCATCCTGGTAAGGATCCGGCTTACTTCAATTATCTATCCAGTAATGCGGCGAAAAAAATAGAAGAGCATATTCGACTTCTCTTCAATTTTGAGTTTCATCGACTCATGATTGAAAATGAAGAGTTGGGCAGGCCGTTACGGAACCAGGATGTGGTAGACAATTTCATCAGGAGATACTCTCTGAGGTCTATATCGCCCGATGCGCTCCTGAAGAACTTTTATCGCTACCGCCAGCGGCTTTTTCCGAAAACACCTCGAAAATACCAAAAAAAACGGGGTATTTAATTATTTTTAATACATACTGAGTGCAAATTTCTGTCACTCAAAAATTAGTAATAATCGCTCTAAAATTTAACATTATGAAAGAGTTTTCCTGTCTTTTAGTGGTTTCCCTCCTTGGAGGCTCTAAAAAAAGCATCGTTTTCAGCGCTGACCCGTTCACATTCGAGCCTTCCATAGCAGAAGAAAATGGAGGTGTATATTGGGATTGTAGCAAGACATTTATCGTTGATGTAGCAGCGGAGGAGAGCATTTTTAACGAGCTGAAGGTTGTCCGTAGTGCGATAGTCATGCTCGCAAGCGTCGGCTGTTCGGATGCACGTACCTATGATATAGGTACGGAAACAATCCCGGCGAAGGTTCAGCTCGTCAGACATCTGAATAAGGCGAAGCTTATCGTTAAGTGCAAAATGCTTGCGAACCCATTGTTTTAAGGTCTTTTATATACCTATTATATATATGTACCTTTGTAGAAAACTTAATTAAGATGGACGAAATACAGACCCTTCTGCTTTCCACTCTACCTCTATGGATTACTGAGGATGCCTACCGTCAGCTGATGGTAGCTGCTTTTCCGTTGAATGGCGCGGTGGTAAGCTTCGAACAGAAAAAAGCCGAACAGGCGATGAGTATTCCTGAGATTCGGGAGTATCTCAAGACTCATACATATTATCAGTACGAGACGCATGAAGCGCTGTTAGCGATATCTGCCAAGGTATCGCAGAGAGATGAAACGAAAAGTGTACAGCTCACGGATGAATACAATTCGCCATCTCTGGATGATGGTACAATCGCATATCATCGTGTATTCGGAGTTGTGACAGCAAACAGCTACTGGTATTTCTCTTCCAAACAGCTGGAACAGGATATTATTGCCGCTGAGAACAACCCGCAGATATCCGCTCATCTCCTTCATATCAATTCTCCAGGAGGAGAGGCATGGTACATGGATCGATTGAGCGAGACTCTGCGAAGCGCCAAGAAACCTATCATTGCCATCTATGAAGAATACTGCGCATCGGCAGCCTATTACATCGGCTGTCATGGTCAGAAACTTTACGCAACAACGAATCATGACTTCGTTGGATGCATCGGTACTATGTGTTCCTTCTGGAACTTTGAGCCATACTTCGAGAAGTTAGGGCTGAAGAAGATTGTAGCGAAGGCTACCAATTCTAGCCGGAAGAATAAGATTTTCGAGGACCTGAAGGACGGTAAGTCTGAAGACTATATTAAGAATGTTCTTGATCCGATGAATGAACAGTTCCTGGCAGAAGTGAAATCTCAGCGTTCCAAACTGGCAGAACTGGATGATGACGCCCCGGTACTTCAGGGAGAGAGCCTGTATACCGCTCCAGCCGAAGAAGTCGGTCTCATCGACGGTAAGCGCACCTTACTGGAGGCGATTGCAGAGGTGGCAGAACTGGGAGAGGCCTATATGGGGACGCAGAGCCTTTACGGATTTAGCTAATATATTATTTTTGTTTGATCTAAGTTGTTTTAATATTTAAATGATTGATTTATGAATTTCAAAGCAAAGTTAAACAAGGTTCTCGAGAGTCTTGGTTTTACTAAGAAGTTTGAGAATAAGAGCCTTACCGCAGATGAGTATAAGGCTCTTTGCGAGGCGTACCAGAAAGAGTACCAGAGTACTCTCATGGATGACCTCGCTGCGGAGAATAGTGCAGCCGAGCAGGCTGAGCATCAGAAGCAGATCAATGAGCTCTATGCCATTGTCTCAAAGGCTAACAAGTCAAAGGATGATGATCCTGACGGCGATGGAAGTGGCGACGACGATGATGATGCAGGAAAGAAGAACGAGAACAGCCAGAATGTACCGTTCGAGAAACTCTCTACAGCTGTCAACACTCTCGCTGAGAATATGAAGAAGATGGCTAATAGTACAGCAGATGACAAACCTGCTGCTCATGTTACTGCTCCTTCTATTCCTATTAACGGTTTCGAAACTAACGCTAACTACCTTTTCGGTATCGAGCATTCTATGTTCGATATGAAAAAGCGCTGGAACCGCATTGTCGCTAATCCTGAGATAGCCTTAGCATCTGCGCCAAACGAGGAGACAGACGGCAAGGCATTCCGTACCGAAGCGATGGCGTTCGCGAGATCACTCCAGGAACGCTACAAGTATCACCAGGTACGCAACGAGCTCGGTAACGTCAAAGCTCTCGCTTCCGGCCAGTTTGCCACAAATTACTCAGGCGTGGATAATGCAGGACTGGGTGACCAGTTCGTTATCCTTCGCCAGGATGCGCTTATTGCCCGAATCCTTGAACTTCGTAATCTTACAGAGTTTTTCCCTGTTCGCTATGGTGTTCAGGATCGTGACATTCTCTTCAACGCATTCTTCGATGAGGTATCTCAGGGCTACCAGGAAGGTGAGATCTACAAGGGTGACATGCAGCTCGAAAACGAGATGGGCTATGTTGATGACGCCATGATTAAGGTTAAGTTTGGCCCAATGAAGGAACTTGAGCGTAAGTATATCGCTTATCTCAATAGGGAGGGCTCCGATCCTATCAAGTGGTCTATGGTTGAATTCTGCCTTCTCAACCTCTTGAAGAAGGCTCAGGACGAGCAGAACCAGCGTCGTATGCGTGGTATTTACGTCAAGCCAGAGGTAGGACAGGCGTCAAGCTACCTCAATGCAGGTACAGGTATCTGGTACACCTTGCTCCGTTACATCCACGATTACAGCATTAAGCCATTTGCCAATAAGAGCTACAATACTTATACTTCAGCTAATATGCTGGATGCAGTTAAGGAGTTCATTACCGATGTTAAGACTCACCTCTCTGAGGGCATGACCATCGATAACCATGTTCTCTATCTCAATGAGAACCATATTGACTGGTGGCTTGCTAACTGCCGCGAGACTTATGGCAAGGATCAGGACTTTACCGGCCCTAACGGCTACAAGAACCGTGTTCCTGACTCTACTATCCAGATTAAGTGGCTCCCATATGAGGGTAGGTCTTGCTGGATGTTTATGGATGTTCCTGGCAATATCCAGTTTGTAGAGAACCTCCCTGGCGAGATGTTCGCCGTAAAGATGGAGGAACAGATGGAGATGGTTCGTGCCTGGAGTACCTGGAAGGAAGGTTGTGGCGCAGCCTTTACTGGCCGCAAGTTTGACAGCAAGACTGCTATGGATGAAAACGATTACGAGTTCCAGCAGATCTTTACAAATCTTCCGGCTACCGTCATCGGCGCAGAAATTAACGGCGCAAACGGCTTCTGGCAGATTACAGATGCTGCTACTACAGCAACCGCTATCGAGAATATCACGAATGCAAAGGCTGGCGTAGCTTACTGTATCGAGATTGGTGAGGATGATACCAAGCATCAGCTTACCATTGCCAAGAATGGCAAGTTTGCAAATATTACCGCAGCATGGACTCCTAGCCAGGCTGGCGACTATATCATGGTTATTCTCGGCAAGGACGAGAAGTTCCGTGAGCTCGAACGTCGCGTAGGTGGCAAGCGAACCATTAACAAGGCTGTTCAGCCTAATGTTCCTGGTGGCCGTTAGTCCTTATTATATATATTGTTAACTCGTAGGTGAGGTACGGCGTACCTCGCCTACATTTTCAGAAAAAATTATGAAGAAAAACAATGTTCCAGTACGTTCTCGTACTTATAACCCTAACAAGGGTTATCATTATGCCCAGCATAAGGGCCGTCTTCTCTTCATGACGCTCATTATGCTGCTCGGCATCGTTTCACTTCTGCAGATGTTAGCTGATCCTACATCTACCTTCGGTATAGGTGGCACAGGAGTCTCTATGGCTTCGTTCGTTGCGCTGACATCTATCGAAGATGTGACAGACCGAGATACCCATGGTTCTGCCATTGCTTACCAGGTGGTATTGGTTCCTACGACTTTAATTGATTTATCGAAGGCCTTCCCTCAGCCGGATAAAGACCGCATGGTCAAGGCGATGCCGTTTAAGACGGCTGGCGCCGAAACCCTGAAGGCTTATCTCTTCGATGCGCATGATATTCCTACATTTACGGCTACGACAGAGAAGGGAGATATCACGACATCTGGCGAGAATAACCTGGTAATCATCATGGGTGGCACTCGCGTGGATCTCTATAACTTCATTGAGCAGTATGCTGGTGGTAAGTTTATTATTCTTTATAAGCATGTAAAGGATACCCAATGGTATATCGTCGGCGAACCTGAGCGCCCTATGATTCTCAATAATACAGAGACTAAGGACGATAAGGACGGCCGATACACCACCTTCACATTTAAGCGCACATCTGTAGACCTTCCTTGCCTGTATGCTGAGGATCCTCTTGGTGTGACAGCTGCCGCTGCTGCCGTTCATTCAGACACGGCTCCTGGCACAAGGCAGAATACGGCTTCAGGTTCTTCAACTGGTAAGACAACAATTTCTTAGCGTTTCTCATTTTATTTAGTTTATTAGTTAATTTTAAGGTGTGTCGCCACAAGAGGTGGCGCACCTTTAATAATATATAAGGTATGATTAGTAGAAGAGAAAAATTGCAATTATTCAATAAACTCAGAGGAGCCGGGCACGCTGAAGCCGACCTTGCTCTCCTGGAGGATGTAAACCCTCGACATCCTAAACTTACTCGTTTCGCCCGTGACCCGAAACGTTATGCAGACGAAATACTCTACGCTCTTTTGGATGAGTGCGATGAAGGGGATATCGTAGATCATCGAATCTATTTCGAGAAATTAAACGATACTTCAGCTGGGGAAGAACAGGGACCTGTAGATGGTTCTAGTGATACTTCAGCCGAAGGAGAACAGGAGCCGAAAGATGGTTCGAGTGATGCTTCAACTGAAGAAGAGCAGATACCTGCAGATGGCTCAAGTAATACTTCAACCGAAGAAGAGACTCCTGAAGGTGAAAATCAACAGGAATCAGAACAGTCTGATGCTGCCGACCCTGGCGAGGACTCAAAAAAAAAGTAGTTCAAAAGGAAGAGGAATATCCTAACATCGACTGGGATAACCTCTATAACGAGGACGTGCAGATGGCAACCGTCATCTATAACGACCGCATCAATACATGGCGCAAGATGAAGAAACTCGACGAACTCCTGGACAAGAAACCGAAGGCGAATGATGTGGCTGCCATGGCGGAACTCCGCATCCGTAATCTTCAGGCATTCGACGAACTGAAGGCGTACAACGATACCGGCAAGTTTCTGTATAAGCATCCATTGCTGAAGGGTAAGTCCGAATTCGATGAACTCGTAAAACTGTTCAAAAAGGATCCTGCCGAGTTTCTTCATAAGCATAAGAACGTGCTCGACAATATCAAGCGCTATAAGAGCTACATTAAAAGAGATGATCGCAAGGACAAACGTGCCAGCGACCGTGAGAACCTCCAGCGACATCAGGAACGTGAACGCATGTTCAAGATGGTAATGGAACAGTATAGTGACAAATCAGATAAATCAGATGGATAAGACGGAATTAAAGAAGATTGCAGAAACCTGCGTTTCGATGATGAAGAACGGAGGTGTACTAGAGCAGGCTCAACTCATGGCAGACGAGAAGATAGCCGAGCTGGCAGCAAACGGCGACCTCGATGCCATCAAACTACTGAATGAGCGGATGCAGGATCGCGAAGAACTGAAACTTAGAAAGAAGTTGTTTGGCGTATGAAAAGCGAGATAGAAAAGCTGGAGAGCGTTCATCCAGACCTAATTACCACCTTTCTGACTACAGGTGAGGGTAAAGGCATTCCAGAGGATGTACAGACCTTTCTGAAGCAGCTGCAATGGGCAGCCGAAATCTACGAGTATGAACGTAATATTACCCGTGGCGCCCGTCAGCTCAAGCAGCGAATTGCCGCGCAGCAGAAAATAACCCTCGATGTTCGTACCTGCATGACCCGCATTAACCAGGCGATATCTTACTTCAATGTGGATTGTAATGTAAGCATCAAGGTCTGGGAAAATGATTTTGCCAACAAGTACGAGGACCTTGCCAAGCTCTGTTCTGCCAAGCGCGACTATAAAATGCAGAAAGCCTGTATGGATCAAGCCCTGGAATGCCGCAGACGTGCGTCCGAACAGGCAGAGGCAGATAGAGATCTCGGAGTCGTGTTCCTCATTACTCCAGAGGTTACCCCAGAAGAGCTAGGTTTTCAGAAAAAGAGTCTTAAAGAAATTGCCGGCAAGTACAACCGCGGTTTTTATATATCTCTCATCGATGGCTTACCTATCGAGAGTTCAGAGAAGAAACGATTGCTTCGTGATGCTGATATTCAGGAAGCGGAAATAGTGGAGGATCTAAGTGATGAGCCAACTGATTTTGAATGATAATACACTCGGTGAATTCGAGCATTACTACATGAACAACATGCAGCTGCTTGCCAACATCATCGACCCCAACATGCTTTTTGCCGAGGTTGCCCGTGCCGGAGGTAAGACCGAAGGTGTGACGGGTCCTCGCCTGATACGTGTTGCCAACGATATGCCGGGAGAACTATCCTTCCTGGTTCACAAAACCTACGTGGCGCTGATGACCAACGTCTGGCCAAACATACAGGCATACTTCTCGCGTCAGGTAGTAGTGAACGGGCAACAGAGATCCATGCTGGAATATGGTATTGATTACGTAGTAGGAGAGAGCACGCTGCCTTCCCACTTCCGGAAACCCCGATATCCGATAGCCTATGCTAAGCATAGCGTGATATTCCGAAATGGCGCCCACCTTCAGCTCGTATCAAGCGACCAGCCGGAATCTGTTGCCGGTAGAAATGCCGTGCACGCTTTCGTTGAAGAAATGAAGCATAATAGTGGAGAAAAACTCAAAACCCGCCTGTTCCCGTCTTTACGTGGAGGTCCAGCCAATGTGCGCTGCTCTGCTTATTATGAGGGTGTTACGGGTGTGAGTGATACGGCTCGCGTCGACCTCGGCGAAGATGACTGGTTTGAGGATTATGAAAAGAAGGTGAACCCGAAACTTATCGAGGAGATTGCAACCGTTGCCCTGGAAGTTAACAGAAGTCTCTACCGCCTGTTCGTGCTCAAGCAGCAGGAACGAGACTCCAAGGATCCTGTTCTCCTTGAGAAGATGCGACTGGAGTCTGTAAAGCTCAATGCCTTCGTGGCGAGATGGAAACCTCGTCTGGCAGATATGAGGCGCAATGCCATCTACTATATCCGTGCATCCTCTTTCTGTAATAAGGATATCCTGGGGCCGAAGTTCTTCAAAACTCAGTTGGATACACTTGATACGGACGAGTTTCTCACGGCTATCTGCGCCATCCGACACAAGGAGGTAACCAACAAGTTCTTCATCAACTACGACCACGCAAAGCATCAGTTCAAGGATAGCTATAAGTATGAGTCCATTCTTCGCCTGAATCTGAAGGATAGGTTTATCCTTACGGCAGAGTATCTTCTACATTACGATCCTCACGAACCGCTCTACATGGGATACGACCCTGGTAACTTCCAGTCGCTCATCGTTGCCCAGAAGAAAGATTACGGCAGGCGTCTCGACATCATCAAGGAGTTCTTTGCCTTCCTGCCCAAGGATTACAACGACCTCGTGGCAGAGGTACACCAGTTCTTCGGATCTGCGGCCGTAAATAAGACAATCTATCTCTATCCAGACCGCGCCGGCAACAAGCGCAGGGAGGAGCGGGAACAGATAACTACCGACTCGCTCAATCTGAAGGCTGCCCTGGAGTCGTATGGCTTCATGGTGATACTCTATAACGAGGATGCGCCTACCATCTACCATTGGCAGCAGTTCAAGCTCTGCCAGATGCTCTTCGGCGAGCGCAGTCCGCTTCTGCCTGTCATCCGTATCGATGAGAATGAGTGCAAGAACCTCTGTTCTGCCATCATGATATCCCCTCTGAAGAAAACGGACGGCAAAATAGAGCTAGACAAGAGCTCGGAGAAGAAACAGCAACTGAAGAATCAGGCAGGACTCACCACGCAGCTGCCTTCCGCGATGATTTACCTGCTTTACGGCCTTTATTCTGATGCCGTGAAGGCGGAATTAAGTACATATCCTACCGATTTACCGGACAATTTCGAAATATAGACGCAGAATAATGCTGCATTTCTGTAGTAATAATTTTCGCGGGCATATCAATAATTTACGGAAAATGAAAGGGTATAAATGCTAAAATGCTGATAATCAGCCCAAGCGGACCGGCTGGGAGAAAAACTCCCAAAATCACCTCGCCCAAACGAGCACGCACCGCTGGGAAGGGAAAGAGGGGTGCAGGCCTTACGATTCTCGGAAATATGACGGGGAACAGGTGCAGCCGGTCTTTTGCAGGGCAATAATTTTTCTGTATCTTCGCATCATTATGAGCAAGACAAGTAAGAATATCATCATGGATGGCGTTACGGCGCTCCAGTGGGCCAGGGAAATCAGCAAGCTGCCCGATGGGGAGTTTACTCTGGTTTTCTTTCCTTACTCCAGGGCGAGAGGTGAGGCGAGCGCAAAGCTTCAGGTGCGACACCATTGCAAGTACCGCACTCAGTTGCCGAAGGAGCGGTTCGCCATCGATGGAGAGAACTACCTTCTCTTTACAGACGAAGATGAAGAACCAAAGATGTGCTACCGGATTCTCATCAGGTACATGGGCTTCCCTCAAGACGGATTTAAACTTCACAAAATAAATTGGTTATGAAAGATTACGAAATAGACATGTATGGCAACGCCGGCATCTACCTTGCCGATGGCAATACCTTTACCTTCCAGCTAGGTGAAGGCGACTCCATCTTTGGTGCAGACCAGCTCTTCCAGTCTCCACTCCTGGAGTCTCCGTTCGGTGGCACGCTCTGGATGCAGCAGCATCATTATCTGGGTATACAGGGATACCAGGTGTTGATGCGTGGCCACAACAACCAGCAATGCGACGAAGTGACCAAGGAGATCAAGGAGAACCGACTGCTCCCTCGTCTCTATTCCAAGGAGATCAAGATGCTCTATGGCCATGGACTCGCCGTATACAAGCAGGCTATCGAGGATGGCAAGCTGGTACGCAAGTACGAGGAGCAGCCTGAAGTAATGGAATGGCTCGACTCCTGGAGTTCCCGTGGCATTCCTTCAGTTGAGGAGTTCTGCAAGACGTGCATCAAGAACTTCTATTACTTTGGCGACTTCTTCGTGAAGTGGCGCTTCACCCGAGGTAAGGTGATAGGTATGGGTAAGCCGGTGGCTGCGCTTGAGGCGATGGAGAACCGTTACTGCAGATTGGCAACTACCCGACAGGACGTTGCTTCAGAATTGATTTCATACGGCGACTTCAAACAGGTTGTAGTAGGACGATTCGCCTATGGCTTATCGAGTTACTCGGTTTATCCGAAGTTCAGCTTTAACGAAGTTGACAACTACCGTTATGCTGCGATCTCTCATCACAGAGAGAAATCAGTAGACGAATTCTACGGAGCAAACGAGACGCATCAGGGAGCTCGCCCGTACATCCAAGGTAGCAACAAGACTGCCCGATACATTAACAGTTTTCTGAAAAACTCGCTGGCTGCAAAGGTGCATGTCATTATTCCCAATGCTTGGATCCAGAGCAAGCGCACCCAGATGACTAAGCTCTGCGAGGAGAACAAGCGACGCAAGGCAAAGGGCATGGAACTGCTGAAGTATAACGGTATCGATATCGGTACAGACTTCAAGGAGTCGTGCATGGTACGGTATGTTCGTGACGAGGTACGCAAGTTCAGTTCCTATCTCTCGGGAGCAGACAACCAGGGCAAAGGTTTCTCTTCTATCTCCTTCATGGATGCCCAGGGTCATGAACAGTCATGGAAGGTGGAGACCATTGACCTCAAGTACAAGGAATATATCGAGGCGCTCATTTCCTACGACAAGCGTACCGAACAAGCCCTTCTGTCTTCGGTAGGTCTCGATGCAGCCATATCTGCAGTAGATAAAGATGGAGTCATCTCGAAGAGTGGAAGTGATACCTATTATAATTATCTCATCTACATCATGTCGCTCACCTCGGAGGACGAAGTCTGCGCAGAACCGCTCAACTGGGCGTTGCGCATGAACTTCCCGGAACTCTACAAGCAGGGCTGCAGGCTAGGGTTCTACCGCGAGGTTCCGCAGAGACAGGAAGATATAACACCATCCCAACGACTTAACCAGCAACAGGCATGAACAAGAAATTTCAACTCAATAATCTCTTCACCAGTTATGCGCAGTTCTGCAACTGCGCACCTGGTGCAGATACAAGCGCCGACTTCGACAGCCTTCAAGGCTCTGCCGTAGCTGCGCGCAAACGTATTGTTGCCATCATCGGCAACAATACGTTCTCTGACATTGTGAACATCGAGGAAGAAGAGAGTGGCACCAAGGATTTTCTCCGCGCTGCCATGGCGAACCTTACGCTAGCTACCCAGATTATTTTCGATGCCGTGAACCGAAGGAAGAACGACATCAATCTCTACAAGTACGAGATGGAAGGCATGAAGCGCTCCTATATGGAGAATTACTTTAATGCGATGGATTCGTTGATTTCCGAACTTACTGAAGAGATAAGTGCCGATGATCCTGCCGATATCCGTCTTGCCATGGAAGACTGGCGCAAGACCAATTACTACAAGATGCTCAGTAAGCTGAAGGTAGATACTGCCGATGAATTCGATGAAATTTATCCTATCGACCTCTCGTATCTCTTCTTTTTCCGTTGCGTACCTCTCCAAAAAGAGGTGCTCGACGAGAGCATAGGCGCCTACTTCGACCGGCTCGAACAGGGAGGAGAGGACCAGACGTTTGCTGAGTTCGCCCAGAAGGCGCTGCCTATGCTCAAGCGTGCCCTGGTAAAGAAGACCGTGGCGAAGGCTCTCAGACGTTTCGATATCCTGGAGTTCCCTGCCACCATCCGCAACCTCTTCGATGACAATACCGCCACCCGCTCAGGCAGCGACGAGGCAAGCCGTGCGCTGCAGCTCGCCACACAGCTAGACGGGGAGGTGGAAGATCTGCTGCATAATGTGGATATGCTCCTCGATGCCCAGGAAGGAAACGATTTTCTTTCCTTCTCTGCCGAGAACCGTCCGGACGACAATATGTATTTAATGCCATAAGCTTATGAAAAAGACGATAACCGTAAGAGCAAACGGAATAGAACATGAAATTCCGAACTCGTGGGAACTACTCACTTCTGACCAATATCTGAAGCTGGTGGAGCTGCTTTCTCTCATGGAGAGTGGGCAGTTTTCTCCAGGTGCTGTGAAATGTCTGTTCCTCTGCTACATGAAGGGATGGAACCTGAACAAGATTAAGCGCGATGAGCGAACCCTGGAGAACTTTATGTCTATAGCCAGTCAGCTCTCGTTCATCTTCCAGGAGAAAGATGATAAGTTCGTGCTCGATCTCTGTTTCTGCCGGCAGCAGTTGCCGATTATCTTTATCGACAAGAAAGCCTATTATGGCTACGAGGTCAATACAGATTTCAAGTCGCTCACCTGTTCGCTCACGGCCCTTCAGTATATCGAGGCGCGCCAGCTGCTCGATATGGGCGAGGAAAGTCTTCCTCTGCTGGCTGCGATACTCTACTTCGACAAGGAAGCATATTCCTCGGAAGAGGCGCAGAAACTCGCTCTGAAGTTCAAGAAACTGCCTGTCAACACACTCCGGGCGATAGCTCTAAACTTTACTGCAGTAAATAATTTCCTCTTCTCGAAGACTGAATTTTCCCTGCTCACCAAGTTTATACCCAAGGAGGGCAGCAGTATTACTACCGATGCAACCGATGCGCTCTACGATCTCTCCAAGGATGGGCTGGGTAATGCCCGTCAGGTAGAACAGCTGAACGTGCTTACCTATCTCCGCATTCTCAGAAAGAAGACCATCGAGGGTGTAAAGAGCCTGAAGGCTACCGGTATGGAGTTGGCCAAGATAGCAGACGAGGTAGGACTACCTCTGGAGATAGTTAAAAAGATTATATAACTAAGGCAGGGGAACAACCTCTCTGCGACAAAATTATAAAAGCCTATGTTATTGGATTTATTCGAATATTTTGCCAAGTTTCCTGCTACTGCAGGAGTTACGAAGGGTATTGCCAACAAGGGCGAGAGTAGTATGGAAGAATATGCTACCGTGCTCAAGGCAATCAGGAACCTGCCCGAGAAAGAGCTGGTTCCGGAGATAGAAAACTACGTTTACGGCCAGTCGTTCGACGAACTGAAGCAACGCATCGATAAGCTTACTGGTTCCTTCCTGTTCGTAGATTACGGAGAAGTGGATATGCAGAGCGATGGGCGCAGGAGTTTCCAATGTACCCAGCGTATAGCTGTAACGGTAGCGATGAAGTTATCTGCTCATGCCGATATGCTCGAGCGAGTCATAGCAAACGACCGCACCCTTCAGATGCTTTCGAAGGTTCATGCCCGTATCATGGCAGATGTGGAGACGGAAGGACTCTACTGGATGGACCGGGAGAGTATTACTACCTGCGAGATTATTCCGTTCGTATCTGCAGAACTCCAGAGCTACGGCTGGACCCTCATGCTTTCGGCCACAGGTGCAGATATCCTGGATGTTCACCGGCTGTCGCGACAGATGGTGCGCTAGCGTCCTTTGCGGTTCCGGAATATTTGTGTAATTTTGCAATGTCTAAAAAACATAAGGCCGAAATGTTATGAAACAATATAAACGAAATATACCGATGATAGCAATCACCTCGCTCCCTCTGACGGCTGTGTCGGAAGGGTTCCAGTATGTGTATCAGGACTGGGAGTTTGCCAAGTGGATAGCGATAGCCATCTCTATCGATACCTTCCTTGGTGTTTGGAAGCATCTTATCCACAAGGATGCGTCTAGCGAATCCTTCTTCTCCAGGTTCACGAAGAAGATTGTAATCTACATCTTCCTGATGATCCTGAGTAATTTTGCAAGTCATGCCACCGTAGAGGGCTCTACTGTCGGCGCGATGCAATGGATAGGAACTTACATCTGCGTGTTCATGATGGTACGCGAGATATTCTCCATTATTGAAAACATACAGGCTATATATCCGATATTTCCGAAGAACTTCGTAAAGCGCATGAAGGACTTTAACGACAAGGGAGATTACATCGGCGGCGGGCCTATCAACTTTTCAGAAAAAGATGCGCCCGATGATGCATCATAGGTATACATTATTATAATATATATAAAGATATGGCAAGTAAAACTCAATTAGCCTTCGCCCGTCAGGTGTATGCTGCGGCCGTGGAGGCAAAAACAGAAATAGATCCTGCCTTCGTTACTGCCCAGGCGATGCTCGAGACAGGATGGGGTGCAAGGGTTATCGGTAAGGCTAACCTCTTCGGTATTACCAAGGGCAGCCAGTGGGACGGAGATATCGTCATGGTGAAGACTCACGAATACTTCAAGACTCCTAAACAGGAGTTCAAGGAGCCAGACCGTATCGTATCCGTGTGCAAGGTAGCAGGCAAAAATCTCTGGTATTATACCGTGATGCGTGCCTTCAAGGATTTCGACTCTATAGGAGACTGTCTGAAGGAACATGAACGTCTCTTCCAGAAGCCGGGCTATAAGGATGCCTGGCCATGCCGCAAGGACCCGTTCAAGTTTGCCCAGAAGATATGCGACGGGGTAGGGTGCAAGTACGCTACAGATCCTACGTACCTCACCACCATTACCTCGATAATCAAGACGATCCGGCGGAAGTGTGTATAAGTTTTAAGTGTTTTGTTGTTATTTGTTGTTATTTTTGTTGTGAATAGGTTTATAGGTTTTATTAAGGTTATTTTTCTAGTGCTGATTCCGCTCGCCCTGGTTGTGGCATTCAAGGAGTGTCACGACCTCAGGGGCGAAACGGAGCGCACGAAAGAGAATCAGGATATCCTCCTTCACAACGGCAAGGTAGAGATAGGCCGCACGCAGTCAGGCAGGCCAAGAGCTTCCGTGCCAGCCATCGCGTTGAAGACGTCTGATCTGAAACGCAGTCCGGACTCTCTCCTTGCCGTTAACAGGAAGGAACTCAAGATAAAGAACAGCCGGATCATGGCGGCAGCTACAACCTCTGCCACCACCCAGGTAGACGTGAAGGCAGCCATCCGGCCGGTTCCTCACGATACATGCAGTCGGCTTCTTTCCGGTTCCTACCGACCGCCCGACGTCTCGCAGACGGTTTCCTGGAGTGATCCATGGATAACCCTGCGGGGCGAAATCGAGGGTGACAGCATGCAGGTGCATATCGAGAGTCGCGATACCCTCCAGATGATTGTTCATCGTGTGCCGAAGAGGTTCCTCTTCTTTCGTTACGGGACAAAGGGTGTGCGCATGGAGGTGGTGGGTCAGAACCCGCACTCCAGGCTCTCTTATCCCAGGATTATTATGTTTAGAAAATAGGTTTAAGTGTTTATAGGTATAGTTTGGCTGAATTTTATATTAGATGTATCTTTTTTTATACTCATGATTATTAGTTATAGTAATATGATCTTCTAACATTGCACAAGCGTGTGTTCTAATTCTCATATGGAAATCTATCGTTCTTGTTGTAGAGTACGGTTTTCCAAGTTTATAAAGTTATCAAAATTATCAGGAAGCCCCGGTGCGAGATGCATCGGGGCTTTTTTCTTGCTGTTTTCTGAAAATTTCCCGCTCATTTTCTACCTTTTCACATACAGAAAACTTAAACATAGTTAATACTACGATTTTTCGTATAAAATATTTGGTTACTACGAAAAATAGTAGTATCTTTGCATTGTCTTAAAATAAAACGATATGAAGAAGATTTTAGTAACAGAAAAAGAGGAAGAACTGATAGAGGCTATCAGAAATTTCCGGAAGTCATACCCTAGAGGTAACCCACAGTTATTATGGTACGCTCAGCAGCTGTTTGATGAGATGATTGAGCCACCAGAGTATTACACCAAGTATTAACAACAGCCTTCCCTTCGGGGAGGGCATTAAAAAGCATAAGATTATGGAAGTAACAATGAAGCAGGCTAAGGACAGCACAGTAAAGCAGCGCATACAGGATATCCAGATGACGGTATCATGGCGCGAGATAGCACATACCTATTTCGGAAAATCGGCATCATGGCTTTATCATAAGCTCGATGGTATTGACGGGAATGGTGGTGTAGGTGGTTTCACCGAAGAAGAGAAGGTTATGCTCCGTGGAGCACTTTGCGATGTTTCCAATCGCTTGCGTGCGGCTGCGGACAGGATATAATGAGGCTGGGGTCATCGTTCCCCATAAGACAGAAGTCGCCATAGCCTTGTGGCGCATTGCAGTTAGCATAGCTAACATGTTCAATAACTCAACTCAGCCCCGGTGCAGCAATGCATCGGGGCCTTTTCTTGCTGTTTTCTGAAAATAATCAGCAAAATGTTTGATGGTTTCGAAGAAAAGTACTATCTTTGCAGGCGTAATGATGACATTGAACTAAGGTTGTGTGCAGATTGAGCAGAGTTTGTACATAACAAGTGAAAAGAAATACAGCTGTGTGGCTCGTGCTGAAGGACTGCTCTCCGGATGCACGAGCCCTTTTTATGATTATGAAACCAAACTATAATGAGGATGGTTGGCCAGAAGATCCGAACAGTTATCCGGACACTTCAAGTCACGGGAATAATCCCAAGAGAAGATAAGGTCAGCATGATGACCGTAGTCGTTGCACTCACTATTACCGAGGCGATGATTGCGGTCATCGCTCGTTTTACGTGGCAGTTTCTTCTGTTAAGGCAGGCGCGGTTATACTCTGTGACGTTATAAGTGTGCCTGATGGATGATATTACGAGATGGTGCAGATATTCATCGTTTGCCTTATCATCATCCTGCAAGCCTTTGTTCATGGCCACGTCTACCAGGTCATCTCTCAGCATCGTGGCAGCATCATCTCCCAGCGCCATGAAGTCGTGTACCCACATTACCTTACAGAACAGGATAAGCAGCGCCGTTCCGGTTCCTACCCATAAAGGGAGAGTGATTGTTATCAGCACCATGGTCATCTTTTCCGTGGCAAGGAAAGCCGTGAGGGCCATGAATACCGTCATAACGAAGCCTGCCAGCGTATAGTTGCGGTCGGTTGACTTGCGGTACTGCTCCAGGATACTGCTGGCTCTCTGGTCTGCCCGTTCCAGCGCAAATCTGGCAAGCTCCATGCTGGCAAAGGAGGCTGCCTTGTTACTTATTATCTTTTCCATACCTTATATATATTAATAGGTGAAACATTTCTTTTCTGCAAAGATACGCTTTTTCCGCTTATTTCCCGTATCAAGATGTTAAAAATGAGTTAAACATAAAAGAAAGTTTATGTTTTATTTGGTTATTAAAAGAATTTTATGTATCTTTGCATCGTGAATAGATAACTAGATGTTTAACAATTTAATTTTAAGCGTATGACACAAAAAGAGTTAGAGCAAGAAATTAAAAGAAAGGAAGACGAAATCAAGGCCCTTCTCGAACTGAAAGACTTGGTCTTCGATTACGAGAGACAGATTGATTTGAGACTCGCAGACCTTTCTAAGCTCTACAAGCAAAGAAAAAACTAAAAAGTCCTCCCCTAAGAGGGAGGTTCTTTAAACAATATAAATATAAGAATATGGAGAATATTAAAGAATTAATGGCAGAGTATATGGCATTGGCTAGCAAGCAGGATGTCAAGAGCAAAGAGCGCAGAGACGAGATTCATCGCTATCTCAGCGCAAATGCTACGGAGGAGGATAAGAAATATATTAGTGAGGTGGTTGTAGATAGAGTAGCAAACCTGAAGCTGGAGGTTGCCACTTTGCGTGAGCAGCTTGCAGAGGAAGATTACAAGTTGCTGCCACTTCGTTACATCGCACAGAAATACTTCGGTAAAAGCGCTGCATGGCTCTCTCAGCGTCTCAATGGCTCAGAGGTTCGTGGTCATGCTTATACGCTCAATTCCGAGCAGAAAGATATTTTCAATCGTGCCGTCCAGGAGATTGGACAACGCATTAGCTCTTTGCAGTTAGCATAGGGTTATCTATTCACACATCGTCCCCGACACGATTCCGTGCCGGGGACACCTTCTAAACAAAAAGAATAAAAGGAGATTTAGATGCTGGTATGTTGATAGATAGACCAGTTCTACAGTACGTTTAAAGACCAGTTCGGTCGGCTTCCATGCCGATTGTACTTCATGAAATTAAATTTAAAAGATCGCTTTAGAAGCCCCTGGTGCGAGATGCAACGGGGGCTTTTTCTTGCTGTTTTCTGAAAATAATCAGCAAAATGTTTGATGGTTCCAGAGAAAAGTGCTATCTTTGCAGGCGTAATGATGACATTGAACTAAGGTTGTGTGCAGATTGAGCAGAGTTTGTACATAACAAGTGAAAAGAAATACAGCTGTGTGGCTCGTGCTGAAGGACTGCTCTCCGGATGCACGAGCCCTTTTTTATGATTATGAAACCAACAGACGATGACGACTGGATTCCTCAGCGTGGAGGTGGAGACGACCGCTCAAATGGCGGAACCGTGATACATCCCAAGAGCAGAGGCTAGAAACGAGATGACGGTGATGATGGTGGCGACAATAACAGTACACTTGATCACCGTCATCGCTTTTTCTATATGGTCGCAGCGGTTGGCAAGAATACTCCTGTTGCGGTCGATGATTTCCTGGTTATTGCTGATGGCATCGAGCAGGGTGTTGACGGAGTATATGGCGTTCATCTCTTCCTGGTTATGTCCATTCTTCAGAAGCCTGTCGATGTTCTCCTCCTGTATCATATTCCTGGGCTCGTTGCCTGTATGTCTGAAAGGGTGAACCCACAGAATCTGGTTTACCATGATGTATAGCGCAATAAAGATGCCTGCCCATAGAACAGCAGCAGTAGAGAGCTGCCATAAAGATGGGCTGGAGAATACAAACGCCGTGAGGGCGATGAACACCGTGAGCAGGAACCCGGTCATGGTGTAGGCGCGGTCGGTTGACTTGCGGAGCTGCTCAAGCGTGCTGCTTGCCAATCTGTCTGAGCGCTCCAGGATGATGCGGGCTGTGTGCTCGCTCAGGTTCTTGCGAACCTTGCCGGTTATTATCTTTTCCATACCTTATATATATATTAATAGGTGAAACATTTCTTTTCTGCAAAGATACACTTTTTCCCGCTTATTTCCCGTATCGAAACGTTAAAAATGTGTTATACATAATAAATTTATTATGAAATATTTGTGTATATCAAAATTATTATGTACCTTTGCAATCGAGTTAAGGAACATGTTTAATCAATTAAATTTTCAAGCTATGCAAGATGATTTAGAAAATGAAATCGAGAGAAAGAAAAAGGAAATCGAAGACTTTCTCCGAATCGTGAAATTCACCGGTCTTTCGCAGAAGGAAATCGAAAAGAGACTTGATTATCTCCTGGATGACCTTTCGAGACTGATGAAGAAAAGAAAGTAAAGTTTAACTTCCCCTCCTTCGGGAGGGGACTATAAAATACATATATTGGTATGGAAGATATTAGAATCTTATTAGAAGAATACAAGTCGCTTGCCGGTAATACCGATGCAAAGAGCGAAGAGCGAAAAAACGAAATTATCGCTAAGTTGGAAACTATGGACAAGGATGCTGTGGCCGAGGTAGCACAGCCGTTCGTGGAGGAGAATGTGGCTCGCCTGGAGAGCGAAGTGAAAGCTCTCCGCAGCCAGATAGATGAAGAGGACTATAAACTGCTTCCTATCTCCTATATTGCCAAGACCTATTTCAACAAGAGTGCATCATGGCTTTTGCAGAGGCTCAACGGATATCAGGTACGTGGAAAGGTCTATACGCTCAGCCAGGAGCAGAAAGGCATCTTTAACCAGGCAGTCAAGGAAATAAGCAATCGCATTAGCGCATTGCAGTTAGCATAGCTAACATGTTCAATAACTCAACTCAGCCCCGGTGCAGCAACGCATCGGGGCTTTTCATTCCCATTTTCAAGTTTTTTGTGTTAAATACCCGCTTTCGTTTGTTCTGTTCAGAAAATAATAGTATATTTGCACCGTGAGAATTAGTAACAGAACGTGGACACTCAAAAATAAGAAAGATATGAGAATACTTAATAATTTACTGGAAGGGTTGATCAGCCTGGGAAGACTGGGCGGAGACAACAGCCTGTTCAACGATTATCTGAAGGGCGATAATGCTTCAGATCTGAGAAAGGACTGGGAGGCCATCGGTAATGATATGAGAAAGGTTATGAACTTAAAGCAGAAACCGACTTATGTCAGATAAGAAAGAATGTAGCGGAGAGATGATTCCTGCCAATATCAATGATATCCTGGAGGAACTTCCGGAAGACAAGCGGAAAGTGATAGTTTCTACGATGCTCGCCATTGAGGAGCGGTCGTACAGCGGACCTCTTCCTTCGCCCGAAGATTTCAAGGCATACGAGCAGACGCTGAAGGGTTCCACCGACCGCATCATGTCGATGACCGAGAAGCAGGTAGACCATCGCATCGATATGGAGAAGACCATTGTAAAGAAGAAGTTTTTCCAGAGCACGCTGGGGCAGGTTCTTGCCACCATACTCATCCTCTTCTTCGGGTTTATATCCTATAGCCTTGCCATGAATGGCCATGATACTGTGGCCGGCATTATAGGCGTAACCACCGTTATCGGTCTTGCTGTGGTATTCGTATTGAATAAGATTCCTCCAATTTACCAGAAAGGTGAACAATAACATATCAGCCCCGGTGCAGCAATGCATCGGGGCTTTTCCTTGCCCTTTACCCCTCATTTTTATGCTCTACAGCATATTTAAGTGTTAATTATTCTCATCGTGTGAAAATTTCCCGATTTTTATTTGGCGGTTCCGGATTTTCTTCTTACCTTTGCCAACGCTAATAAGAAGATTGTAAACAATCCGGCTGGGCGACCGTTTCGCCTATGGCTTCTTGCCGCAGGCTTTTTTTATGCCTAATCGGGAAAATGTTTTTCCTAACTGGGAAAATATATTTTCCTAACTGGAGAAATAATTCTCGCAATAAATGGCGGCTGCATGAACCGTAAGAATTGAAATGTCCATCCGGATGAGTCATCTTCTTATTAGCAACGGGGAATGCAGCCGCCACCCTTTTGTACAATCGGCTGTTAATGCTAATAAGAAGATGCGATATGCAGAATTCTATTTTATTAAGTGATGCGCAGGTAAGACCTGCAGGCATCAGCGTAGAGGAGGGCATGAAGGCCCTCAAGTGTGAAATCAGGAAGCTCGCCAAGACCAAGAGCGAGACCTTCTCCTACCTTTGTGGGGAGACGGTTACGTATGGCGAAGTAGCTATGACCATGGCGGGTTTCTTCGCCTTCATGGCAGTAGCTGTATTAGGTGGCTTCATTATGGGAGGGGAGGTGATGTAGTTATGGTTAAGAAAATATCAACCAAGCAGCTCCTGGAGACGTATAAGCAGGTCTATCCGGACGTTACTTCCACCACATGCAGCGTGTCGTCTGAGAAAGATTCCTTCAGCACCAAGACAGCCTTCGACCTGGCTCTGAAGATAGGTAAGATGACTCATAGCTATCCGCTGTGGGTGCAGGTGGCCAAGAAGAAGATAGTCATCATCAAGTCGAGAGAGTTCCTGAAGAACCTGGACAGGATGAAGAAGGGAACCAGGGTAAGATACTTCGACCCTCGCCATCCCGAAATCTGTTGTGAGGGAGTGATAGCCAAGGAAGGCGTTCTCTATTCCGGTGCGGCTCCTCAGATTTTCGTAGAGAGCGAAGAGTACGACGCAGATGGTGAAACCCCTGTTTTCGCAGTCTTCTGGCGCCCGATGGAAGAAATGAGTGAAAAATAGCCAAACATCACTCATATGTTTGTCCTTTGACGTACAGCAAAGATTTCGTACCTTTGCACCGTGAGAATTTTAACACAAAAAGAATTATGAGAACAATTAAGAACAAACATCGCAGGCGCACGCATCTGCTTTACAAGGTAGTATTGAGAACGTCCCGGTTTCGGTACACCGGCCGTCAGATGGGCCCGAACAAGACCGAGACAATGTGCTGGCTCGACTACAACCGCAGAGGCAGAATCCGCTGCTACAATGACAGGAAAAATGACCGCGCCATCATCGTCTGGCTCGACGGCAGGTATTACTCAGCTCCTAATACGCAGGGTTTATATCTGGAGAGAATCAGCATGAACATGGCAGAGTATAAACGATTAAATTCACATTAAAATGAGTAACGAAAAAGATATCAAGACCGTAGACGGAGCAGTAGAAACTGCTAAAGAGATAATGACAACTGAGATATTCCATGCTCAGCTAGTAAAGAACACCGAGGCTATCAATAAGGAACGTGAGGAGTATGAGCATAAGCGCGCAGAACTTCAGCAGGACCTTGACGATCAGAAGACCTTCTGTTCGGTCTCTAACCGTAGGCTTCAGACGGAAAAGCTGGAATACAAGATTCAGGTCAACCGTCAGCAGGAGATGTTTGAGAAGACAGAGTGCAACATCCGCGAAACACTCAGCCAGGCGAACAAGGAATTCAATGAGAAGTATGCTAAACTGAAAAGCGAGCATTCTCTGAAAAACCTGCAACTTCAGAACGAGCGTCACAAGATTTTCGAGGCTTACCGCAATTCTGGGGGGCAAATCTTGCCGAAGACTCTCAGCAAATGTGCCCGGAAGGATGGAGCCGACCAAGGCCTAAAGATGGAGGGGTAGAATAATAACGATAGTAACAAATAATTTAATTAAGCAGATTATGGAAAATCAGAATAAAAATGCTGCAGCTGAGGTTGCAGCCAACATAGCAGAAGAAAGAAAGCACCCTATCTTCGAGGAGTGCGAAGTAATGAACGCTGGCAAGCCAGCACGTGAACACATGCTCAGCCTGAACGGCATGTACATCTCGGGCATTACCGATGAACAGCTCAAGGAGATGCACGAGAAACTGGGCAAAATGCTCTCAGGGAAATAGAAAATAGTTTTCTAGTCTATCATGTAATAAGTGACAAATATTTAAATTTAGTCAGTTCTCTAATTAAGGATGGCTGCCCGTGAGGGTGGCCATTTTTTCTGGAGCATAAATTTGGTTTTTCAGAAAAAGTGGTGTATCTTTGCACCCGAGAATTAGTAACACATTAAAATATATAGATTATGTTAGATACTTTCTTTGGCTTCGTGCAGTTCGTGTCGTTCGTGATTGCGCTTGTTCTTGGACCGTTTGTTGTCGGCTCGAGGATGTTTGCAAAATGGCTTGTTTATCTGACTTTATGTACCATATTTACTCCTTTGTTTGGAATACTTATATACGTAAAGTTCTTCAGGTACTAGTCCTTTGCCATATGCTCGCCTGTTATTATATTTGCATTGCTAATTAGTAATGTATAAAGAATATGGTAACAGACAGTCTTGTTAAAAAGAAATTTGTTCACGAGACTCTTCAAGAAGGCATCCTGAAGATATACTCCACACAGGAGAACGTGGTGCGCAATCATTATAAGCGCCGTACCGGCCGATTGCTCACCACGCTTTCCGCTCACTCGTTCGACAGTCAGATATCGGGCGAGAACCGCACCATCTTCGTGCGCATCCTTCCTTATCTCCGTTTTCTGGATATGCAGTACCGGCAGCGCAACGACCGCATCAGCAAGTTCAAGCGCAGGAACCTGGCACTCTATAACCGCGTAGTCTGGGGTGTATTGTATCACGAAACGTTCCCCAAGCTTCGCTATGGCTTCAACGACGAAGTACGGAACAGTATACGTCAGGAACTGGAAAATTCACTCAACCCACAAAAATCATAAGTTATGGCAAATAAACATTTAACGGAAGATGAAATCCGATATACCGTAGACGTGAAGACTGCCGATGCGCAGAAAGCCATCTACACCCTGGAGCAGCAGAGCAAGAAGCTGCGCTCAGAGAATAAGGCACGACTCAGCCAGATGATCAGCCTGGAGGCAGCCGGAAGAAAAGAGACGGAAGCCTACAGGAACCTGAAGAAGCAGTACTCCGATACCAGTAAGGAGATTCGCACGCTTACCAGCCGGATAGGCGAGCAGACAAGCAAAATCGATATCCTGGATATGAGCATGGTGCAGCTGAAGAAACAGCAGAAGAGCCTGCAGAAGGAACTGGATAATACCGTGCAGTCGCTCAATCCAGAGGCCTATGGTGTGCTGGAGCAACGCCTGAAAGATGTTTCCGGGCGTATCTCAGAACTGAAGCAGAACGCCAAGAGTTTCGGGGAGCTCGCATCCGATAATACCGTGAACGGCGTGTTCCTCGGCAATTTATTGACAAAGGGTGCAGAACTCTTTTCTGAAAAAGTGATGGAATTTAAGGATTCCATCGCAGAGCTCGTTAATGGCGGTCTTGAGATGGCAGAGCAGGCCGATGGTGTGACAAAGGCATTCAATGACTTGAACCAGGAAGGCCTGCTGGATAATCTCCGCAAGGCAACCAAGGGAACCGTAAACGATGTTCAGCTGATGACGGCTGCCGTAAAGGCTAACGATTTCCGCATTCCGCTGGAAGACCTGGGCAAGTATCTGGAGTTTGCCCAGCTGAAGGCGCAGCAGACGGGTCAGTCGGTAGACTACATGACCGACAGCATCGTGACCGGTCTCGGCCGCAAATCTCCTCTGATCCTCGATAACCTGGGTATCTCTGCAGCAGAAATCTCGGAGAAGACCAAGGAGACGGGCGACTTCATGAAGGCTGTGGCAGAGATTGTAGATACCCAGCTTGCCGAAGCAGGAGAGACCTATATCAGCGCAGCCGACCGGGCAGCCCAGAAGACGGTAGAACTGCAGAACGCCCAGAAGGCTCTGGGAGACGAAATCCTCCCGCTCAAGGAACAATGGGATGATTCCTATGCAGATATGCAGCTGAACACCATCAGTCTCATTTCCTGGTGTGTAAAGCATCAGGGCGTGGTAAAGACGCTCGGCATTCTGCTCACAGCCTTCACGGTTGTAGCGATTGCCACCAGTAACGCCATCAAGACGAATATCGTCGTAACCAAGGGTGCTGCTGCAGCCCAGCAGGCATGGAACGTAATCTGCGCTACCGGAACCGGACTCATGAAACTTCTGCAGGCGGGGTTCCTCCTGCTTACAGGTAGGGTTACCCAGGCAAAGGCAGCATGGGCATCGATGAACGCCACCATGAAGGCAAGCGTCTTCGGCCTGATTGCTGCAGGAGTAGCTGCACTCTCTCTAAAGCTCTGGGATATGCATAAAAAGCAGAAGGAGGCTGCCGCATCGGCTAAGGAACTGGAAACCATGGAGCGAGATTTGAACACCCAGGTGAACGAACAGACCGCCAAGGTGAAACAGCTCAACGAAACCATGCGCAACGAGAAAATCTCCATGGACCGCAGAAGGGAGGCTCTCAATGAACTCAAGAAGATTATTCCTGGTTATAACGGACTGCTCTCTGAAGAGGGAAGACTTACCAGAGACAACAAGAATGCCATCGATGACTACCTGGTTTCTCTGGAGAAGGAGATCAAACTGAAGGCATACAAGGATAAGTTGGTGGAACTGTACAAGCAGAAAAGCGACCTGGAAGATAAGAGGGATGAGCAGGATAAAACCTATCATGACGCCAAGACAGACAACATCATTCACCCTCAGAACGGCTTTATCCGTGGTGTCTCCAAGTTCTTCGGTACAGATACGGAAACAAATGCCGCGAAGGCGCTCTACAAGACTGAGCAGCAGATAGACCGCGTAAACGGAAAGATAGACGAGCTGAACTCCAAGATTGCGGATATCGGTATTGTGACTCCTAAAAAAGCCAGAGGAAACGGCGGTGGCGGCGGTGGCAGAACGGGCAATCATACCGGAGCAGGTGGCCATACCGGAACCACAAACACCACCACACAGCCTAATCCCGATGATATCGCATCGAAGAAGTTTTCTGAAAACCGACAGGCAGATATCGATGCAGCCAATCAGGATTACCAGCAGGACGTAAACAACTGGAACATGGCTCTAGCTCGGAAGAAGGTGTCTCAAGATAAGTACGATCTCGCCATGCAGGCTCTGAAGACCCAGCATACCGCCAACATCCTCGCCATCGAAACCTCGTATAGCGAGCAGTCGCAGAATATCGGAATTGCGGATGGCGCAAAGAAGAAAGCACTCCAGGATAAACAGCAGGCGAACCTCCGGGCTGCAGAACAGGCTCATTTCGAGCAGCAGGTGGCAGTAGAACAGGCTTACCAGGATGCCCTGGCAAAGGTGATGGAGCAAGGGGAGACGCAGCAGGAACTGACCCTGGAACAGCAACGCGACCAGAAACTGGAAGTTCTGAAGGGATATTATCAGGCTGCGCTCAACATGGCCAAGCAAAACGGGGAAGATACTGCACAGCTGGAGAAGGCATATAAGGATATACAGGCTCAGATACAGAAAGAATATATCACGAAACAGAAAGAACTGCTTGACGAACAGGATGACAAGAAGAAGCAGGCTAGGCAGGCTCTCGGTTTTGACCAGCAGAGCGAATACGACCGGCAACTGCAGCAACTGAAGCAGGCACTCGACAACCAGTATATCACTCAGCAGGAATATGAGCAGAAAGTGCAGCAGCTGAAGAAAGAGTCCTTTATGAAGCAGGCGGAGTACTATACTAACCTCTTCAGTAATGCCGTGACTTCGCTGCAGAATGCCGAGATGGCGAACGTCGATGCAAAGTATGATGCAGAGATTAAGGCTGCCGAGGGCAATACGGCACTTCAGGAGAAACTGGAGAAGAAAAAAGCCAACGAGAAGCTGAAGATACAGAAAAAGTATGCTGACGTAAACTTCGCCATGCAGGTAGCTCAGATTATCTCTAATACTGCAGTATCTATCATGAAGGCGTACAGCGAGTTGGGCCCGATTGCCGGAAGTGTTGCTGCAGCCCTGATGGGTGTGACCGGTGCAGCCCAGCTGGCTGTGGCAAATGCTGAGCGCCAGAAGGTGAAGCGTATGACCCTCAACGGATCAGCTAGCGGAACCAGTTCTGCCGGTTCCCGTGTGGCAAGCGGACGCGAGAGTGGCGGACGCATCGACGTAGAGCGCGAGCAGGATGGCAAACACTTCAACGCCGAGTATGCACCAGGTAAGCGCGGGTACGTAGATCATCCTACCGTTATCGTAGGCGAGGGACCTAGAGGCAGGAGCAAGGAGTGGGTGGCATCGAATGCAGCCCTGGAGAACCCTACCATCGCTCCGCTCATCAACCTGATGGATGCAGCCCAGCGTGCCGGACAGATAAGAACCTTCGATATGAGCAAGTATCTGATGACCATGCAGGGCAGGGCGCTGGGTGGAAGCATCGCCCGCCAGTCTGCCCGGATCAGTCAGGAAATCGCTCCGGGAGGGGCAGATTTTTACGTCCGGACGCAGGAATCTGCGCATCGCGATGCAGGAAATGCTACGTCGGGACGCAATAATGACGAGCTCCTGGAACTGCTCAGAGAGCTCAAGAGAGACGGAATCCGCTCGTTTGTATCACTCTCGGATCTGGACGCCAAGCAGGAATTGCGAAACCAGGCGAGAAAATTTGCTAAAAAATAAAATCTTCTGAACATGAAAATAACAAATCTGGATAAAGGAAAGGCCTACCAGCTTGGCGAAAACGCCAAGCTGGAGGTAGAACGTACCAACCCGTTCTTCAACGATTACGGGGAAACGACCTCCCCGCTGGATATTCCGGCAAGCGATTACAACCGCATGATACTGAACTATCCCGATACCTTCGGTATGAGGGATAAGATGGTGGCTACGAACGTAAGCATCGAAGACGGCGAGTATTTCGCCCAATGTAGGCAGATTGTTCTCTCGGCACAGCACAAGGGAAACATCTCCTCTTCATTCTATATCAACGACGGATCTTTCTACTCGAAGATACAGAATGTAAAGCTGAAGAGCATCTTCAAGGACGAGATGATACCGGGGTGCACAACCGTAGATGAGTGCATCAAGTTCTGCAGATCTCTCGTAGGAGGTGAGAACGAGAACTATGATATCTTCCCGGTTCTGCTTACCGACGATTCTGGCATGGATAAGGGATATACCTATAAGATACTGAACAAGCTGGGCATGAGAACTAAACTTCCTAATGCCAAGTACTGGAGATACAAGAAAGGTGGCGGCTACGAGTATGTGACTGCCCCGGAAGAACAAGGATTAGTTCTCTGCAACATGTGGTTCAATACCTTCTGGAACGCATATCCGGATACGGAATATGTAAACGAGATACCAATCAGTCTGGATAAGGGCTATTATATATCCCCGTTCATCCGTGCCAACTACGTTCTCAAGCGTGTTTTTAAATACTTCGGTTATGACCTCAAGGAGAATTTCTTTACCAAGACGGAACCATTCAACAAGATGGTGTTGCTTAATAACGTGATAGACGTGATGGTGAACGGACATATCCGCATCGAGGATCTTCTTCCGGACGTGTCGGTATCAGATTTCCTCTCAGTTTTTCGGAAAAAGTTTCTTTGTGAGTTCGTGTCTGACGAGGGAACACATACTGCAGATATCATCTTCCTGAGAGATGCGGTAGATAGCGTTCCAGTTGCGGATCTCACCCGTCAGATGACCGAAGAGCCTACCTTATCTTATAAGACTGCATCCGATTACAAGCGCGTGGTCCTGCGTGCGAAACACCAGGTAGATAGCGATGCAGAAGACAGCTATGACAATATCAAGGATATGATAGCGAATAATTCTGGCGCCTACTTCAGCAACGAAGAAGGCTGTTTCTACAAGGACGGATTTTCCGGCAACTATAAGGTGAAAGCCAAAATAGGGGAGTGTTCCCAGAGTTATGATGCCGGCGAAGATGATATTGATACGCAAGACGTGGAGATACCGGAGATGATACCGGAAGTAAGAATGCTGCAGTATAAACAGGAAGCGGACGGAGAGACTATCACGAGAGATATGGGCAGATGGCTGTATGTCGGAGATTACGCTACGCTCAACTCTTCGATGAAGGTGGCAACGGAAGACAACTCAGAAACCAGCGAAGATGCAGTCACAACTCCAGTCATGCTCGCCTTCCCATACATGGGAACCGATGACATGCCTTGCGGAACCGTGACGGCATACGATATCCATGTATCAGTTTCTGATAAATTTGGTACGCATCGGCCAGGAAATCCTACACCCCGGAAACTGTTCGACTATTCCCTGGTATATAATGGCGAGGATGGCATCTTTGAGAAGTTTTACCGGCAGTATGATCTCCTGCTCAGAAATTCACTCCAGGAACTCAAGGTAAAACTGCTCCTCTCCCAGTCGCAGAAGCAGAACCTTCCTTCTTATGCAAAGGTTGTGATCAGAGGTGTGAGTTTCTTCTTCAACAAGCTGAAGTTTACCCTCGGAGGAAAGAGCGAACCAACGGAAAGCGAGCTCAGAACCATCGCTCTCACTACTCCTGTTAGCGAGGCGAAGAGTCTGGAAGCCGTAATGCCGGCGATGAACTGCAAATATGAGTGGCTCGGATTCGAAGAGACGGTAGAGGTATCTGAGGGTGATTACTGGAATTCCGGAGATAACCGGAACCGCACATTCAAGATTATCTATCCTCCTCTCCCTTCAGCTGAGTACGTTGGCCAGAAGTATGGCCTGCAGAAATCATACGTAAGCCAGAAAACCCGACACGCAACGATGTTCCGTCACAGTAAATGGGTGTATCATTGTACGACCGTCTGGTTGGAATGCATACCGATTTCGTAGGGTTTTGTCCTTTGTTATATACCTGTATTATCTTAACTTTGCAAATATGACCAAAGCTATTTTAAGATGATACAGGTTTTATTACATCCAGATGCTCTGAGCATGGTAGGCTCCATGAATGCCTTCGAGATATACTGCAGCTCGAAGGCAGATGTGGTTTTCGCCCTACGGTATCAAGGCTCAAGCACAAACATCGTTCAGCATACCTATACGCCGAACGATAAGAACCGAATTACGGTGTCCGTCAAGGATATCATCCTTCCTCTGCTCAGTTTCGAGGTGAAGGACAGTATTGAACCTTATATCCAGCCGAACATCATGAAATCCTTTACGGCAACGGTTTACGAGGTTGGCAGCGAAGGCAGCAAGAAGGAATTCACCTTCTCCGTGATACGTGCCGGAGTAGACCGTTTGGCAGATTCGGCAGCAAATTTTCTGAAAACCAACTTCCTCACCTGGCAACCGCAGACGAAGGGGGTAACCTATTACTCTCCGGAATTTCTCACTTACTATGCAGCTGAAGCTAGCGAGGTGAAGTGTAAGGCATATATACCGGCCGGACACGGCTACGAAGAGAAGGTATTGACGCTGGCAAGCCTGGAGGCAGGAAAGGTATATACTGTTCCGGTACAATACGCCATCATCGCCAAACTATTAGGCGATGATGGCATTCTGCCCCATGTTTACGAAATCTGGGTAGAGCAGGCTGGAGAGCGGGTTACCTACGTACAGCAATACTATGCCAGCGATATGAAGAGCGAGGAGGAAGAGTGGTTCCTCTTCGAAAATTCGTTGGGAGGTGTAGACTGTTTCCGCGCTTACGGCAACAGCGAGAATACTGCAGAACATACCCACAATGTGGCAGAAATAGAGGAAGACTCTGAGGAATATCGCGTAGATACCACCCGCAAGTTTAAGAAGAATACCGGGTTCCTGGACAAGAAGGAGCGCCTGTGGATGCTCGACTTCTTCCCGTCTCTGGGTAAGTATGTTTACCATGGCAATTCTCTTCGTAAGATAACCGTTACCGATAGTGACGTGAACTACGAGGCGAAGGAGCTGCCTTCGAACTACACCTTCACCTATAAATATTCAGATGCCCGTCCGTACCTGAATATTTCGCGCTCGGAAGTAGGAAGCTTCAAGCAGCTGGATATTCAGCTGCCGGATCTGGGAAATTTTACTATCGCCCCGCGACTTGTTGAATGCTCAAGGTTGACGCTCAGTAGCGGGGCTCTCTTCCCGGTTCAGAATCCATATTCAGAAGAGTGGGGAGTAACCACGCTGGCAGCTATCTTTGCCCACTTTGTAGGGCAACTGTCCAGTTCTTATACTGGCGGAGGTGGCGTTGGTCATAGTCATAAGAATATTGATGTGCTGGACGCACTATCGGAATTCAACGGATACATTACCTATCTCGACAAGAAAATCAAGGCAGGATATGCCGATGAAACCGATGATTTTTCTGAAAATGGCAAGGCTAGCAGGAAGATTCTCCGCAAGGATATCGAAGATACGGCAATCGCTCTGATCAAGTTTCTTTCAGGTGCACAGTTTGGTGGTTTTATTCCTGGAATACTTACAGGTTCGGGAGGACGTATCGATGAACGTGGAAACGCTGAGTTTGAGAGTATCACATCCCGAAGCTCTATCATAGCAAAGGAACTCATCGTGAACCGACAGACGGCAATGGAGAGCAACTTTGTGTTTACCGAATCCGGACTGGTTGACTCTGTAGAAGAGAATGCTCCCGCTACAGAAGGCGACAATATTACCTATACTCTGCAGTTGCAGAAACGGTGGGAAGGCGATTTTACTGCCTTTAAGGAAAACGATGTTATCCTGGCATCTGTCAACGCTCTCGCTGCTGGCGGTAAATATTACGATATGTGGATGAGAGTCCTGTCTGTCAATACCGTCAAGAATACCATCGAGGTAGTATGTTACCCGGATAGCGAGGTCCCTTCCGGGGCAAATCATCCTCCTTGCGAGCTGGCTAGGCTGATTCGCTGGGGTAATGCTACAGATGAAGACAGACAGAGTTGCTGGTATATCTCATCATCAGAGGGCTTACTCGTCTGGCTCGATCATGTTACCAAGCCTATCATCGACAAGTCAAACTATTCGCTCGCCATCGGTAAGCTCCCGGATGCGCTCCACTTCGTCTTCGCTAACTATCCTTTGGCCGACAAGCGCGATGGAGCCTTCTACGCTAAGTATCTCGCGGTTCAGAATATCATCCGTACAGATTACCAGGGCAACGTTAAGCAGGATGTTGTAGATAGAGGCAAATGGTCTCTTGATACGGCGAAGAGTGAGGAACCTTACAGGTGTATCGCTACTGAAGTACATGACGTATGGCACTACGGCTGCCGGTGGCGTTGTCTGGAAGACGAGACTCAGGCAGAGCCTAAATATGCAAGTACAGGTTGGGCGTTCGTCGAGGGTAATCCGGAATTCAAGGTCGAGATGACATCTGCTCAAGGTTGGAGCTTTGATTGTGATGAAATCTCTAAACTCAACGATGAAGGCCAATATAACGTTTTTACCACGCTTTTGTTCGAAGCTACTCTCTATAACCGGTCGGTTAACGACTATGTTGAAGCGAAAAGAGTTACATGGACCAGAGATACCGGTAATGTGCAGGAAGATAACGCCTGGGCTATCGAGCATGCTGATGCAGGCTTTTCCGTTCCGATTACCTGGAAGGATCTCGGAACCAATGCAGACGAGAGGTGGAGTTGTAAGTTCAAGGTCGAGGTGGAACTTCTGGAAGAGACGGTCCAGCCATCTCGCTCAAGAGTTGCCTATGCAGAATCTTCGATATTTGTGTAATCTTTAAATAATTTATTGATATGGTAATGATAATCGGTTCTAAAACCAGAAAGTTAAATGTAAAATACACTCCGCTGGACGCAATCTGCGAGATTGTTCCTTACGGAGGAGTTCCTGACCGGCAGGCATATAATAGCCGTGATGGAGGCTGGAGCCCTAACTATAAGACAGGCGCTCACCTCTGTCTCTTTCCTCATTGTAATGCCATCAATCCGAATTCGGAGACGGTAAAGAATTATGTGAATGACGAGCTGACTTCCATCGCATGGTACGAGCTGGTATACAATTCTGCTTCGAAAAAGTACGTCCGTGGAACTCAGATTTCGACAGGAGATGACTATGAAGTCGTCGAAAACTCTTCCGACGGACTAGTTAAGGGTATGCTTATCGTTAAGAGGAATTCGTCTGTTAATGATCCTATCAGACTGGAGTTCGAGGCATCGTATACCAATCCGCTATCGAAGCAGATAATCCGGTATCTCGGGCAGAAGACCGTCTTCTGTGATGATACGGAACGGCCTATTCCGGTGCTTCACGTCTCGCCTATGGTATCAGTATGGAATCCGCTTACCGATGCGAAGAACGTTACATTCGAGGCTATGCTGACGGACGGAAAGACGGATGTGACGAACAGCAAGAACACTCGTTTCTTCTGGTATCGCAAGACCAATATTCATGGAGAAACCTATTCTCTGGAACAGATTACGGGTTCCGCAGATAAGGATATCGATGTGGTATCCCTCCCTACAAAGACGGCGATAGTCGATGGTGAGGATGTGACGGTTTCAGGCAACAAACTAACCATCGACCGAGACCTGATAGGTGATGCAGAATATTACGTATGCAAAGCTATGTACAGGGTTGACGGATTGAAGTCGAGCGATTCCCTGGGCGATACTGATCCGAGCGAAGAGTTTGCTGCCTTGAGAAAAATGCCGGCATACGAGCCGTCTTATTCCGGAGTTGGTGATACAGACGATGAGAACCTGTCGTACATCAATCCGACGGCTCATCTCTTTGTTAAAAACACGGAGATAAATAATATTGAGGAGTTCTTTAAAATTCGGTGGCACGTAAAGAATCCTGGTGATACTGACTTTAAAGTCGTAGCGGAAGGCCTGAGCCCGCAGATACCATTCGTTAATGGCATGGCCATTTTTAATACGATGGAAGATCTGGGAGCGACTAAAATCTTCGTCGACGATAACGGCAATTATCTGGTTGATGAAGATGGGTCTATCATAGTAGGTAAGTAATTGTTTAATCTTTAATTTATAGAAGTATGATTTATTATATCAAGGTGACACCTGAGGTTGCAAGAAGATTCTGCAACCCGGTACTTAGAAACAGAACAAAGGATGGAAATATCCTGCTCTGGATGGGCGACTTGAACCAGGTTCCTGGTGATACGCTCAAGGAACGGGCCAACTATGTAGGAGGCGCGCTTCTGACAACCAATCAAGCTAACGATGAATACTGGGGTTATACTGACGACCTTGCTGGGTGTTATACTCCGGATTATTTCGGAGGGCAGAAAGATAACGATACATCGGGCTCTGAGGCTACAGACAAAGGTTCTGAAGAAACTTCAGAGGATGACGAAGCAGACGGTAACAATAAAGAAAAGGAGGCTTAATTATGGGAAATAAAGCGCAGGCGGTAGGTTCTGTAGAATACACAAAACAGGGTGGAACCTACTTTATTAAGATGGTAAGTGATTTCGGTGACATCCGTCAGAAATACGCATCATACGATGTCAACAATAACGAGGCATCAGGAATAGTACCGGATTTTACAAACCCGGTACAACAGCCTACTATTGAGGCTTACATAACGAACAGCAAGAAAGGTGCCGAGGTGTACCCGAATAATGCTAAGTGGACAGCCAACGGCGTCGAACTTACGTTCGGGGAAGACGGTATCTCTACACAGAATTTTTGCGGAGAGACCGGACACTTCAAGTATATCGCTGCTGACGCGAAAAAGAAGACAAGAGCTGGACTTAAAATACTCAAGAATCTTGTCGTTCCATTCAATGCGACTCCGGTACTTATCGAGTTCGTTGGAACCGTTGCCGATGGCAATAACTCTAAGAAAATACCAGGTTCTTACACTATTCCTGTCCTGGAAAGTACCTCGAATGGTATGATGGTTCGCATATCGGCAAGCAATGGAGGTATTCTTGACAAGGATCATGCAAGCATTAAACTAAAGGCAAACATCGATGATACTGGTGGAGCAATTATCAGTAACCCGACCTATGCCTGGGAAGCAACAGGTGATTCCGGAGATTTCGAGGCTTTGGGCGTTGGGTATACTGGTAAGGAAATCACGGTAAATCTGGCAGATGTAAGCAACTCGAGACTCTATAAGGTTACTGTAGCCGGCATCGGTTCAGATGTCCAAAGAGTGGAGGACCATACGGACGAACTCAGAGTTGTTCCTAATCCAACCCCGCCTGAGGAAGAAATCGTAGAGGGTTCGAATGGTAATGTGACCTGGGCTCCAAAGATGTATCGCGGAGAAACCTTAATTAACTCAGGGGTTACGTTCTCGATGAAATTCTACAATCCGGCGGGTACTCCGATTAATGTCGCTACACAATTCTGCATTACAGAGGATGAGGTGGCGCAGAATGGAGGTGCAAACTATGTTATAACAGGTTTAATCCAGCAATAATGAATCATGATAGAAGTAGCATCATGTGTAGGAACAGTTAAATATATCAGAAGAGGTCTCCCTGGAGCCCGAGGCAGCAGCGGTCCGGTGTGGCGACAGCATGTAGGTTTCGTATCAGCCACAGCCGATGCGCCTTACCAGTACTATGCCGGCAACAACGATGAGAGGTTCCTTGATGTAGTGCTTATAAATAAGGTATGGTATCGCTGTCTTCAGTCGTACAAATCTACCGGTACAGATGATATTCGCAATACTATGACAAATGCCGAGTTTGCGAAGTATTGGACTCCTGCTGATATGGCTAACTTTACCTTCATCGCCACCGATTTTCTCTTGGCAGAGAATGCCAAGATTAACTTGTTTGGCTCAAATGAAATAAACCTGTACGGTTCAGATACGGAAGGTAAGATTTTCGCTTCGTTCAGAGTTCCGAACGGGAACGGTGACGACTCCCTGTATGCGCTATGGATAGGTGCAGAGACGGGAGCCAAGGCTCCATTCAGCGTAACGAAAGATGGTTCGTTATATGCGTCTAATGGTATATTTGCAGGAGAACTACAGAGTGTGACAGGATCTTTTCATAAATTGACTGCGGTTAGTTCTGATGGAAAGAAAAACGCTGGTTCAATATATTTTGATGGTGACTATATAACATTTGATGCAGATATTTTTAGTCAAGGATATAATTATGCGGCTAAAAGGGGTTGGCGTTTTTATGCTGGTACTATATGGTGTCGACAGGCCTTTGGGCATCGACAGAGCATCCTAGCAGTAGTATCTGGGGATGTTATGCAAGTTTATCCTGACGGATACGATGGCGAAAGAATACCTGTGCCTCTAGAGCGTGTTTCTTATGACGATAAAATCGTATACAAAATTCCATTGTTTGGTCCTAATAAAGAATTGTCCGGATGTCCTATTGATATAGTAGTATTCAGTCCTCTTAGAGCAATTGCTACATACTATTACGAGTTTGTACCTGTAGGAACAGGTAAGCGTTGGATGGCAATAAATGCCAATGACCGTAATAATGATATATATTTCTGCGATGTCGGTGGATGGCATCAACTTCATGGTGGACAAACAATAAATCTTGTATATATAAACCCAGAATTACTTACTCCTAGCCAGGAGGATAAGACCTATTTCGGTCGTGGTATCTTCTGGAGCGGAGAAAAAGATTTGGATTGGATAAATAGACAATCATAAAAGCAAAAATTGATATGAAACGGAATTTAGAGAATGTAGAGGTATATACCTCAATCGACAAGTCATCTTGTCAGGTAATCAATCTTCGCAAGAACATTGCGAACCTTATCTATAACCAGGGCAACGGTCTGGGTTTGGAGGGTGTGGCTCTCTCTACGAAGATGTGGAACAGCGATGGCGATATAGACTACAGCGAGCGTGAAGTAGAAATCATCCGCTCAGTAGTAGAGCGCTGCTGTGCCCCTTGCGTAATCGAGGCTGTAAATCGCATCTTTGGCAGCAAGGAAGAGAATAAGTAATTAATGTATTAATTTTAAATTATAAAAAATATGGGAATTCAAACAAAGAAAATTAGTGCCTGGCTCAGCGCTAACGGCCAGGCCATTACTAACGCAAGTCTTAACACTATGAAGCCTTATCTCGAAAAGAATATGGCTCAGATGTATGATGGCGTCTTCATCATGTATCATCGTGCAAATGATGGATATCCGCTCATGATTGCTCCAGCACAGTGGCCAAGCTTGGAAGCTGGCGGAGAAATAGCGGATGGCGTAGTAATATTTGAAGGTGGCCGTCATCTGGTTGTCGCTCCAACACAGGCAGATGCGCTACCATGGTCGAGCGCAGAGGTACAGGCAGAACTTCCTAACTACGGCAACGACGACACTTTTACTGCTCAGGTTACCGGGAATAACCGACTCGCTGCCATGCTGGATTTTAATGGCCGGCAGCATACGGATGCCGCCATCAAAGCATCGTCCAATTCGCACGTAACGAATACTGCTGACTACGCTCCAGGCTATTGTAGACTGTATAGTCGAGCGAACAGTAATGGTAAAGGTCTGACCGCCGGATACTGGTGGCTGCCATCGGCGGGGGAATTACTGGTGATGTATGCTAATAAAGCAAAGATCAACTATGCGCTGTCACTCATTAAGGGAGCTCAGCAGCTAGATACAAGCTGGTACTGGTCATCTACCGAGGGCAGTCCTGCGGGCGCGTGGCGTCTGGGCTTTGGCGACGGCCGCCTCAGCTACTGGGCCAATAAGGTTAAGGATAAGGGTCATGTTCGCCCGGTGTCAGCATTTTTACGATAGTTAGTTGTTAATAGTTAATCGTCCTCGACCTTAAAGTCGAGGACATCTCCAGTAGAGTATTTAAAACAAGGAAATATGGCAGCGACAAGGTTGGCAAGTAAAACGAGAATATATCTAGATGTAAAGCAGATGCTTGATATAACTATAGGCGTGGTTAAGAATTTTCCAAAGTCACAACGTCCGATTTTTGGAGACAGACTATGTAATATGCTTATTGATAGTCTGAATCATATCGCCAAAGCGTATATGCTCAGCGATCTGAGTGTTCGTATCGAACATCTCGCTCAACTTCAAACCGATCTCGAAGTTATATCGACCTTGATAGATATTGCTGGAGAACAAAGGTGGATAATGGGTACAAACAGACTCGCGAGCCTTCTTCGTTTGCGAGAGGACGTCGGAAAACAATGCACAGCATGGAAAGGATCACTCCTTAGAGCGCAGGCTGCTGAGATGAGTTCCAGACAGTAGACTACAGCTTGAGTGATTTAAGCCAGGGTCGGCGAGATACGTCAAGCCGAGAGAGCAACCTTTCTTAATTAAATGGGCCGCATCCTATCATATATAGTTAAGAACAAGAAATTTGCGGCGTCAACCGAGAACAGTCCTGCGAACGCGTGGAATCTGAACTTTGGCGACGGCAACCTCAACAACTGGAACAATAAGGTTAAGGATAAGAATCATGTTCGCCCGGTGTCAGCATTAAATTAAGAAGATATAAGCAGACAGATATTAAAATGATAGATTTTAGCATTCTCTTAGAAGCATATTTCGACTGCCGCCGTCATAAGCGGAAAACAGTCGGCGCTACGGAATTTGAAATGAACTATATGAGTAACCTCGTTCAGTTGCTCGACGAAATCAATTCACGTCAATATAAGATCGGCAAATCTATCTGCTTTGTTGTTAGATACCCTCGCTACCGCGAAGTGTTCGCTGGTCAGTTTCGTGATCGCATTATCCACCACTATATCGCACTGAGACTCGAACCCCTGTTTGAGTCTCAGTTTTCTGACCGTACATACAACTGCCGGAAAGGCAAGGGCCAGCTGGCTGGTATCAGGCAGCTTCAGGAGGATATTATGGAAGTGAGCGAGAATTATACAGAAGATGCCTACGTGATGGGGATCGATCTGAAGGGATTCTTTATGAGCATCTATAAGCCGCTTCTTGCTAAGATGGTAGATGATTTCATCGTAAGGAATTACCATGGGGATGACAAGGAAGATCTCCGTTGGCTATGCAATATGGTGGTTATGCACCATCCCGAGAAGGATTGCGAGAAGAAGAGCGCCGATTATCTCTGGGAGTTTCTGCCTAAAGAGAAGTCTCTGTTCACGAATGGAGAAGACAGAGGCGTAGCTATCGGCAACCTCTTTGCTCAGCTCTTTGCTAACTTCCTGTTATCGAAACTCGATTGGAAGATAGATTATTACTGCAAGCACCATGTAAGATACGTAGATGATATGGTTCTGGTGGCGAGACGGAAAGAGACGCTCCTTCGCCTGATGCCGATGATAAGGGAGACGCTTGCATCTTTAGGCCTGCGGCTGAATGAGAAGAAATTTTATTTCCAGCATTACTCTAAAGGTGTCAGGTTTGTGGGAGCTATCATTAAGCGAGACAGAATATACTCGGTTAACAATACCATTAACAACTTCAGGAAGTCTGTACGTAAGCTTAATGATGCTGCCAGAAATGGAGATATTGAAGCCATCAACCATGCCATTCAGTCGGTTAATTCATACCTGGGAATCTTCGGTCATTACAACGAATACGGAATGAAGAGGCAAATCATAAAGGAGGAGTTAGACGAGGAAGCATGGAAATTTTTTTGTAATTAAAGGCCATTATAGGTCTATACAACTCAGGAAAAGATATAATATTGATATGAAATATAAGAATATGGCAAACGAAATATTGAATCATAAAACAGAAGAGAGAAAAGATATTCCAACGGAAAATGAAATTTCAAAAATGCTCGACGAAGGTTATGAACTTGAGATGTATATCATCGATGGGCGCATACATGTAGAGTGCTATCCGCGTGATTCGTAGGAAAGTAGGATTGTAGGAGAAAAATCTCCTACAATCATTATATTAAAATACGCCTTCATAGTCGATAAGTGCGCTGTTTGCTTCTTTGCAGTCTTGCGGCGTGTATATATTGGTAATATCGACAGATGAATGTCTCGCCTGATCTCTAACAGACAGCAGGTCTGTTTTAGATTTTATCATATTAGTTATGCCAGTATCCTTCAGGCTGTAGAACTTATATGATGCGTTTAGCTTTAATGCTTTTCTGACGTTTTTGTCCCAATATAGCGAGAAGGTTCTAGCCTTCTGTGCTTCTAGTCCTGGTCGAAAATTATTACCGAAAATATAATAATTCTGAGGTCTTGAGAATATACCTAACTCTTTCATCAGCTCGATAACATGGTTCGGGATGGTAACCACGGCGTCTCTACCATTTTTAGTGTTAGCGCCGTGAAGAGAGAGCGTCTTTTTCTTTGTTGATACATCTCTGATTCGTAGGCTGCACATTTCTCCAGGGCGAACGAACAGATAGTGGAGAAAATAGCATGCAAGCAGGAAGTGTTTGTTTTCTTTCTCAAGGTAAGATTTAAGCTGCCGCAGAACATCGTTAGGTATAACGTCTCGATTTTTATGCTGCAGTTTCGTCGTTACATTAATGCCGTCAGTCGGATTTTTCTGAACATACCCTCGTTCAACAAGATAGCTGGAGAAGGACTTTAGCCAGCCGATATAATTATTTCTAGTTCTTAGAGTATTATTTCGTCCGACCAGCACATAATCTAAGAACTTACTGATTAGAGTTTTATTGAACTGATATATATAAGTAATATGTTCGTCGCCGTTTAACCACTTTTGCAGGAAGTCTAATTTACCCTCATAGTTGCGTCGAGTGCCAGGCTTCAGTCCACCTTCTTTTACCATTTTCGCTATATATGCTCTGTATTTACCGCATACATCTGCAAATAACGCGTACTCTTCCTGATTAGATTCTTCTATCCAAGGGTTCCATCCTTCAAGAAGCTTTTGAGTAATACGCTTAATGAGAGCTTCGCCGTACACTCGCTGATTTCGCTTACCCTTTATGTGTCCTAGCATAATCTTTTTTAGGCGCAACTTTCCGTAGCAAGGATCGAAAACTTTAAAGGAAACGTAGCATTCAGAGGCCTGATGCAATTTTGGAGTAGTCCACCCAATAATCTCTTGAATGGACTCTTTGTTTTTACAAACATAATTTTTTTTGGTCATTTCTCTAATTTTCTTAGTGAAACGCCCTAGTTAATATTATTATACCTTATTATATATATAACGCACCATTCAAAGATATATTTCATGGATCCGTCTTTTTTTATGTTATTGCATTACTATAATCAAACAAAACAATAATGTCGCCTACATGCGCAGTTCTTTATATCTTCACCGATTTTTCGCCGAGTAAGTTAGTTTTATTTTGTTCTTATTTCTTAATTATCAAATAGTTACGCTATTTTTAGAAAAAAATAACCGATTTTTTCAATCGTAAGGATTAAACCTTTTCGGTTAGTTTTCGTCTATTTAATAAAG